TTCAGAAGTGGCTGTCTGCAGAAGACAACAACCGCAAAACCAACATGAGACTTCCCTTCGGGGAGGATCTCGGTTGGTGCCACACGGACGATGTTTTTGGGTTCGCCCGGAAGCTCATTCGTGAGGTCCTTGGTCCCCTAGAAGTTTTGGACGATTTGTTTGTGTCCAAGCATTCTACGGGGGCCTCAACGAGGTTGCGGCGCAGTGAACTTACTGCTATTCTGAAGCACTCTGGACAAGCTCATGCTACCGAGGCTGCTAGACTTCAATGGTCGCTCGCTGTACCTGGTACAGTACTAGACGATCAACCGGTCGAAACAGTTCTCGGAAGCGAGTTGTTTACCGTCCCAAAGAAGACAGATATTGATCGCGTGGCTTGTAAAGAGCCCGAGATCAATCTGTTTCTTCAGCGCGCTGTGGGAAACCACATCTCCCGACGTCTTCGTCGGGTAGGGATTGACCTTACCGATCAATCGCGCAACCAGGAGCTTGCACGTACTGCGGTCAACGATGGTCTCGCGACCATCGACCTTAGTAGTGCGAGTGACTCTATCTCAAGGGCAGTAGTTTACGAACTATTGCCCTTCGACTGGTGGAGTTACCTCGACTCGATTCGCTCTCCGTTCGTTTCGATTGACGGAGAGTGGCACGAGCTCGAGATGTTCTCATCTATGGGTAACGGCTTCACTTTTGAGCTGGAGACTCTCATTTTCTGGGCGCTTACGCACTCAGTGAAGAGACTTTCCAGAGTTCGAGGTGTGGTCAGCGTCTATGGTGATGACATTATCGCTCCTTCTTCCTTGGTGCCACGTCTGGCAAGAGTTTTCTCTTGGGTTGGTTTCACAATCAACCTGAAGAAGTCTCACTGGACTGGGCAGTTTCGGGAGTCCTGTGGTAAACATTACCACAGGGGTTGGGACGTCACCCCGTTCTACGTACGGGGCCCCGTTCGTTCGAAGGCGGAACTTATTCGCCTTCTCAACCGCCTAATGGAATGGTCCTCTCGATCGTGGGGATTTATCACTGACCCTAGGGTCGGTGAGTTTCACCACAAATGGTCGGAGACTGTTCCTAGGTACCTTTGGGGGGGCCAGGACCCCAACGACGTCATGTCGTTGGTTACTGGTCACCCTCCATTGGGCAGGTTGACCCGGGACACGGATGACCCTGTCATTCCGATTCCGGAGAACGACTTTGAAGCTAGCCGGTACGTGTACTGGCTTACCTCCAAAGAGGGGCAGCGAGAGAATATCCTCGCTGTTGATCCAGTCACTCAGGGGCGGTTCCGCAAGGGACCGCAGCCGGAGTGGCTGACTCGCAC